GCCTGAGTGGCCCCCGCGAGTGATGGGGATTAGTCGGCTTTAACCCAGCCCGCTGCCAGCCAAACTGGCACGTCTGCGCTCATGGGCGATGCAATCGCGCCGATGATGCCGTTTTGTGCTTTTGTGTTTTTCATCTTGACGCGCTGCGGTGCTTTCGCTGCCTTTGGCTCGTCTTTTGGTTCCGCCTTGGCGGTTTTCTTGTCGCTCATGTCATGCTCCAATAGCTGATCCAGATTGGTGTTTCCCAACGCTGGCCTTCCTGCCTGCCAGCCCTGATGCTGTGGCCCGTGATGGTGACGGTTGTGGTGTTTTCCGTCAGGCGAAGCCCCCGCGTGAAGTATGCAGCGATTGCGCCCGCCTTTTCCTTGGTGACGGCCTCATAAACGCCAAGTGGTGAAACCAACGTCACAATCAAGAAACCTTGCCGCCGCATGACCTGGCTGGATAGATCAGCTGCCGCGTTATCATTCGGCAGATGGTAAATCCGCACATGCTCACCAGCAGGCATGTCCCCGCCTTTTTGCGGCCATAGGGCCGGATAAGACAGGGCGGCAACCATAACCTCAGAACGGGCCATCAGGGCCGCGTGCAGATCGCTCTCAACCGTCATAACACCACCAATTCCATTCCGATTGCGTCAACGATTGACTTAAATTCTTGCGCCGTTAGCGCGACCATGCCATCGGGGGCTTGGCTTGAACGCCCATTAAGCACCTTCGGCCCGTCTGGGTATCCACCTTCCTCAAGGCGCATGGCATAAGGCAGGTTGTTGGCAAGGTAGATAATATCGCCAGCCTTGACGCCCGCTGCGGCTGCATCGGCCTTGCTGACCGTTGCGGTGCCTTCCTTATCTTCAATCTCAAGTGTCCCGCTGGGGATGCTGCCAACTGAAACCTGCCAGTTTCCACGAAAAAGGCCTGTGTCAACCGGGCTGCGCAGAATAACCTTGCTGAACAATTCCAGAGAAATCTTGCGAACCCCCAAGTCCATCTTTTTCAGCGTTTTGGTTCCAGCCTTGGCAACGTCTGCCGCAAAATCACCCACGGCAGATCATGTCATAAAGGGCTGTTGTGCCGCCTGATGCCACGCGGCCAAGCCGTGCAATCGTCAAAGTGCCACGATCACAAATGACCTTATCCGCCAGCGTGATTTCAATACCGATTGGTTCAACGATAACTTGGAAATCACCCGCCTGAATGTTGGTGCCGTCAACCCGCCGCTCATCAACTTCAAAGACTGCCATGCGGGCAGCAACAGGCGTGGGCGTGGTGCCAGGGGTGCCGCCTGTGGGGTCTGATGGCCCGCCGCCCGATGCAACAGGCGTGGGTTGCTGAATGCTGCCCGTCTGGATTGCGTCAGCCTGCTTTGCTGCAATCTTATCGAAAGCGGCTGTGACCTTTGCGCGAATTGTCGTCATTAGCCGCGTGACAAGGCAATCTGCCCCGCTCCTGCTGCTAGAAAGGGCCGCAAAAGACCATCAACAGCCACCAGCCGCGCCTTGCCTGTTGGCAAGCTGCCTTCGTCAATCGTGATCGGCCCGATCTTGATCATGTCTTTTGTTTTTGCCGCCTCAATCGTGGCAAACGGATCAAGACCGCCTTGGATCAGGTATGCCAGTTCGCACTGCGCGTCCTTGATCTTTTGCGGAATTTCATTCGCAGGCGTGACGTACTCAAAACGGCTTTTGATGATGTAGCGCGGGAAAGCCCCGACTTGCACATCCTCGTCAACAGGTTCGCCGCGATAATCCCAACGGCGGTTGATTGCGTCAAAGCCGCGAACAAGGTTTACTTCGTCTGCGGCATCATCCGCACCCAGAGACCACCCACGCGCACCGCCATATGCTTGATAGACTGCCAGTGTCACGTAGCTATCTGCCCCCGTGACTATGGTGCCATCTTCGACAGTCAGCGCCATCAGATAAATACCACCTGCTTGAGCCAGTTGCGCAGATCGGCAACCTTGCCTGTCGCGCCATCAACTCCATGCGCTTCAAGGTGCTGCACCACGTCCCTGCGGCTCATGCTGTCGATTGCCTCGCGGGTCAGCGCAGGCGCAGGTTGGCCTGCTTCCTCTGCAACCAGATCAGCGGGCTTGTAAATGGCGTCAATGATGATTTTGCCCTGCTTGCGCAGTTCTGCTTTGCGCTCCGGTGTTACCGGGTGCGGCTCATATGCAATTTTGATCATTCCATCGCTCCATATTTCTTGTGATGAACGCAGCCGCCTCGCCGCTGCGCATTTCTTCCAAAGTCCACTGACCGTAGGCCAATCTTGCGCAAAGACGCCGAACCGCCGCAGCGCCAGGATGATCAGGGCCGCTCAATGCGCCCCAACATGCCCGATCAGGCATTTCAGCAACCGCAGGAATGCCTGCCAAAAGGGCATCAAGGCCACCCGTGCTGCAAAGCGTATGGACCCGCTCAACCCTGCCCAGCCAATAGGACAAAGGCCCATCAGCCAAAGGCGCATTCACCTTTATGTGCGGGCTGTCCGGGTGCGGCCTCCAATAGCCGCCTGTTTCATCGCAAGCCCTTTGCGCCCAGGACTGCATTTGCCTGTCTGTAAAGCCGTGGGATGGGTCTCCGCTGTGTTGGCCCATGACCAACGCACCATGGCCACTCTTGGGCCGCTGCGGGGCTGTGCCAATGCGTTTCAGCCGATCATCAGGGCATTGGAAGGCGGGCGGGCGGTTTAATCCACCAATGCCAACCTGCCAATGGCCTGTTCGCCATGTCAGAACACCCGAAACGCGGTCAAGGTATCCGTAGTCAATCACAACCGCAGGAATGCCTGCCGCCGCATAGTCGTCTAAAAGTGTCTGGCCTTTTCCACGGGTGCCAGAAATAACCAGCAGGTCGCAGGGGATAATCTGCCCCTTGCCGTGATCGCTGGCGTTGTAGTGCTTGACCCGCCAACCGATAGCCTCAAGGCCGGAAGCAAATGCCCCGGCCTCAAGGTTGTTTTTACTCGCGTAAATGTTAGCGAGACTGGATGACAACGCCAGCCCGCGATTTCACGTCTGCATATGTCGCATCCCAATTGCTCCCGGTGCCGACTGCGGCATCCGCTGGGTTTTTGCCGCCGTTTGCAACGTCCCAAGCAAAGCCTTTGACGTTCATGTTGTACGCAAATTCGCCCTGCATACGAACAACAAGCTGCTCAAGGCCCGTGACCATATCCAGCATGACATATTCTTCTTCTGTGTCCTCGACGTTCAGCGCGTTGCCTGTCAGGCCCAGCGTGTAATAATCGGTGACGGCAGAAGTGCCTGTGCCAGAGTTCACAATCAGCGCATCGCTGTCTGTGACAATGATAGGACGGCCCAACGTGGCAGGCATTCCGCTCATCACGGCTGCGTTCGCAACAATGTCGCCATTGTTGGCTGGCGCAATCTGATAGCCGACCAGATCAAAGTAGGTCTTGGAGTGCATCACAAAGGCCGACACACGGTCAGACTGATCGCCCATCAATGCCAGGCCAGAGTTGAGCGCAGTGGTGGTCAACGTGCCATCGGCTGCGACTGTGAAAGTCGATCCTGCCACATTGTCCAGTGCTGCGCGGCCTGCGCGGATGGAGTTGTTCAGCATGTCTGCCAGAACGTCACGCGCTGCTTGCTCACCCGCTGCAACGCGGATGGCATCCTCAGACAGGCCCGCCTTTTTGAAGCTGGAACGGGTCCACTCAACAGGGCCGATCTTGCGGTTGACCTTCACGCCGACATTTTCTTCTTGCGTCAAGCGAATTGCTGTTGCCGCAGAAATGCTGGTTTGGTCCTGGCGTGAAACCAAGCCGCCCGCGTTTTCAAAGAACGACTGATAGTCAAAATCGCCCTCTTTGCGGTTGGTGGTCAGCGTGATTGTGCCATTTGATCCGCCGTTGAATTTTTCAACAGCCTGCTGGATGACGTCAGAATAACCGCCATAAAAATGGGGGTCTTGGAACTTCATGTTGCTTGGGAGTGTGGTAGCCATCGGGCTTATCCTTATTCAGAGAGTTTTTGATATGCGTCGATGCCGTGCTGCCCGATAAAGGCCGCTTTGGTCGCCGCGTTCATTTCAGAGCGTTTAACTGCTCCGCCAGGCGTCCCGCCTTGTGATCCGGCTGGCTTCCCGCCGCCGCCCTTGCCTTGGTCCCGCACCGCATAGGGTTTGGCCTCGGCTAGTTCCTTCGCCAGATCGGCCAAGGTCGCCCCATGATCAGCACCGC